TCTTTCATCCACTCTTCAACAACATAGTTTAAGTAAGAATCAATCTTGTCTGTTAATTCAGACTTAACTGTTTCAGTTGCTTCAACTAGTTCTTCATCGTAGACGCCTTGCATGCGCTCAATTTCTCCACGCACTTTAGACTTAACTGCTGATTCGAAGATTGTTGCAGCTTTAGACTTAAATTCTTCAGAAAGATCGCCTTCGCCATTCATAAGTGCGTCAACATCATCACTGACATTAATTTGTTTAATTCTAGCGTCAACTTCTTCCTTCATTTTTGCCTTTTTCTCTGCTACACCCTCTTCTTCTTCTTCCATGTCCATTTCTTTCATATAAGAAGCATAAAGTTTTTCCATCTGATCTTTAGGCATTTCTTTCATTGCCTTAATCATTTCTTTTTGCATCTCATCTTTGGACATAGTTTCAGAGCAAGAACCTTCTTCAAGAGAATCAACAGAATTATCTACATCTTCATCTTCTTTGATTTTATCCATAGAGTCAGGTTTTCAAGCACCTTTTTGTGCAGGATCACCAGTGACTTCTTTAGATTTTGGTTTTTTGACTTTTTGAGTAGGGGAAACTACTGCAGGACCAGTGTCTTCAACACCACCAGATGTTTTATCATCGATCTTGTCTGCCTTATCAGCAGGAGCTGCACCCTTCTTAGGAGCATCGGCACCATTCGCTTCTTCAAGCTCTTTTAATACTTCTGCTTCTAATTCCTCAATAGATCTATCTAACTCATTATCCATTGGAATTATCTCCTAATTAATTGTTTAGTATATATTTATAATTTAAAGCATCTTGAGAAACTTAGCAAATTCTAATGCTTCTTCCAACGCTTGTTTTTTCTGTACTTTTTTGTTAATGCGTTCTTTTGCTTGCGCAAGTTCTGCTTCAACTAAAGCACCATGATCCCATACCCATTCCTTACCTTCCATTATACCTTCAACGAAAGCACTAGGTGCTGAAGGATCCGCAACAATATCTGCTGCAGTTGCTAGGTAGAAATCATTTCTCACATAGTTAGCTCCATTTTTCTGGTCTAAACTTCCCATACCTCTGGATGATACACCGAGTTTCGCACCCTCATCCATAAGATTCTTTACGATATTACCCATTGGTGTGCCAAGGATCTTTGCCTCACCAATAAAGTTCTTTCCATCTGGATATAGAGCAGTAATCATATGACTTGCTCTTTCCAAATTAACTGTTGGACCATCTGGATGACCTAATTCACCAAATGCTCTTTTTTCTGAGATATACTCTTTGTTATATCTTTTGACTTCTTTTTCTAGTATTTCCATAGGATAAACTCGACCATTACGATTCTTTAGGTCTGCTTGCATGAAGATACCTTTTATCTTATAGGTCTTCTTACCATTTTCGTCTTGCTCGGTAAGGTATTCTACATTAGCGACTTCTTCTGAAATTAATTTTATTCCCATATTTTTATCCTATGTGAGATTGTCGTATCCACTCTCTTTTCTTAATTTAAGTACAACAAATCCAGTTCCTGAACTTCCGTTGTCTAATACTATATCACCAGTTACTCCAGTTCCAGCATTATTTGCTATGGAGGGAACACCATCACCAAATCCTATTTTACCACTACCATTTAATGATAACGCAACAACATCTGCATCAGCGTCAAATGAAATAGTAAAATTTACATCTGAACTCCAAGAACATCCAACAATTGACAATCTTGGATTTGTATCAGCACCTGCTAATGTAGAAGCATCTACTATCGATGCAGCACTATTAGTAGAGCTGAATGTGACCTTGACAACATGTTCAAAGTCAGAATCTTTTATAGTTTGTAATACTACTGCCATTTATTTATAATCCTAATGTTATATTGATGTAAAACCAGCAGATTTTCTCATCCTTAAGATGACATAACCTACACATGCTGCGTCATTTTCAAAATAAATGTCACCATCTACTCCAGTTCCAGCATTATTTGCTATTGATGGCGCACCATCAGCAAAACCATAACTGCCATTACCATTTAATGATAACGCAACAACATTTGCTGTAGCATTAAACTCTATATCTAAAGGAGAACTTAAAGACCATTTACAGCCAACTATTTCAACTCTATCACTACCATCATCAGCAGCAGATTCGTATTCTCCAACATCTATTACTTTAAGTGCTGTGCCATTTGTTCCTGTAACGATAGTTTTAGTGACAATTTCAAAATCAGAGTCTACTAATGTCTGCGTTGTATATGCCATTTCTTATCCTTAAATTGACAAAACTTCTCGTTCGAAGTAATCCGTAAGTTCTTTTTCAGTAACTCTATGTTTCTTTGAGACATCACGAAGTGTCTTTTCGAAGTTATTTAGTATATTTAGTCCTTTAGTGCCGTCCATTAGCGTAAAAATCTCATCTACTGCCTTTTTCATCTTAGGAGATAACTTTTTATACTCCTTAGATTTCTTATGCTCATCCTTTTCGTTAACAGATGAATAGTATTCACCAAAGTTAAGAATCATCTTCCCCACTCTCAACAGGTGTTTTAACAAAGGAGTTTGCTACTTCAACTCTTTTAGTTTCTAACGAAGTTCCAACTTTCGCAGACATAACATCATTAAATGCTTTCTCTGCTTCTAAGTTATCACCTTTGTGTAGTGCGTCAATCATATCTCTTGTATTTGCCATAGTTTAATCTCCGTCTTGGTCTTTACCTTCTAAATCATCTGGTGAAATAAATCCACCAGACCCATCTTGAGGATATCTTGTGATACCATCAGTATTACTTGGAATATCAATTCCACCATCCTCGACATCTTCACCTGATTCTATAGAAATTTGTTTTTGCATTTCTTCAATCTCTTCATCAGTCATACCTAATACATTCTTTTGAACCCACTCTTTACTGAAGAATGTGCCAATATATTGTTCAATTGATTGAAGTGATTGCAATTTATCATTCAATAGTTCTGCTTTCTTTAATTCAGCAAAGTGCCCATCTTGTAAAAAGTTATATTGAATATGCTCTTTAATTCTATCCCATTCTTCAATAGTTATTACACCCTTTAGTACCAATTGTGTTTTTAACATATCAGTAAATAGTGGTGTAAACTTCTTACGAATTCTTTGAACAAATTTAGTAAACTTCAATTCATCTCTAGTAATTTCAGTTGAACGACCTAAACTAAAATTGTTTTCTGCTTCCATACGAGAAATAGGAACATTCAATGAACGATACAATTTGTTCTGAAAATATTTAATGTCATCTATCTCACCTAAATTAGAACCTCCAGGAAGTGTAGTAATCTCAGTACCACGACCACCTTCTCGTCTTGGCAACCAAAAATCTTCTAACATTGACATGTGGTTTCTATCATCACGAATTTCACCAGTAGATGCATCGTAAACTAGTTTGTTACGATATCTGTTCATTACATCTCTTAGATATTGTTCTGCTTTTACTTTTGGTAAGTTGCCGACATCAATATAAAAGATTCTTCTTTCTGGTGCTCTTGATATTCTGTAGATAACTAAACTGTCTTCAATCATTCTTAATTGATTGATAGGTTTAATTGCTTTGTGTAAGTATGATAATACATGTCCTTTGTTTTGGTCAATTAGACCAGAAGGACAATATGTAATACTATCAGAAGATATCTTGATACCCTCTGTAGTTCCCATTTTTAGACCTTTATCGTTGTAGATAAAGTATTCTTCTATATCTTGAATTAAATCAATTTGTGTTGTATTGTCTTTTTTCTTATTGACTTGTCTTACTTTCTTAATCTTCTTAGGATCTATGTAACGAACCTCAACAAGTCCTTTCTTTAGGTCACTTTTATCAATTACTTTATGATAAAATAATCGACCATCAATATACCATCTTCTAAAGATGTCGTGCCCTTTAGTATTAAAGTCTAACAATCTTAATACAGTATCAAACTCGCTACGAATTCTTTTCTTGATAGCTTCTGAGTATTGTAAATTATCCAGAGAAATAGAAACCGACTGATCCTTTTCATCAGATACGATTGACTCGTTTACTATGTCTTCGATTGCTGAATCACACTCAGGTTGAGTAGCGATATCACGATATCTACGAATTAAATCTTGTTCAGACCTTTCTCTACCATCAGTATCCAGAACTTGACCGAAGAAGCCACCTCCAGCAACTTCGGTCGTTCCGTCATCTGTACTTGGTAAAGTGAACTTCTCTTGACTCTTTTCGTCTTTGATTCGTTCAAATTTAAAACCAAATAGTTGTGCCATGTTATAAACTCCAAACCTCTATATTTTTGTATAACTATTTATACGATTAAAATTAGAAGTTTACACCACTTGCTTCAAAGTGTTGGTATCTCCATGTAACTTCAAACTCTTCGATCTCGTTTGTAGTTTCAGTAGACAAGTCTATTTGAGCAACTGTTAATGGCCATGCGTTTCTAAAGATATAACTCTTAAGAACTGTATCATCTCTATCTAACTGCTCAACAAACAAGTCAGTTTGATAATCAGCAGGAGCAACTACACCAGTTCCTTCTGCTAAATCGTTGATACCATTTGACCATCTTTCCATAGCATTTCTAATCATAAAGTCTGTGTCATTGATAAATGTTACAGACCAAGCATCAGCAAACTCTCTGTCACCTGCCATGTAGATTTTTCTTCCACGGAAAGGCACTTCAATCTCACCTAAAGTTTGAGCAGGTAAGTTTGATGCTTTTGCTAGAAAGGATGTTCTACGAACATCCAATCCGATAGCAATACCAGAAGGTGGAGTTATTGTTACTCTGAACTGATTGGCACGAGCACCGCCACCAATCAGATTTGCTTTAAAGTCATCTATATTAGCCATATCTAACCTCCCACCTCACTAAATGCTACCCCAGTTCGTGTGGCCACAAAATTTAGTGATATAAAGTTAATTGCACGAGCAGG